CTTGGGTTAGGTTTAACATCATGTCATCCACCAAACTTTCTTTTTCGGTTCAAAGTGTTTGGCTTGAGGGCCACAGTTAAACGTATAGTTTTTACGCTGATTATCGCAGTATGTCTCTTCATAAACAGTTGTCTTTTTACCGGTTACTAGGTCTACATCCGAGATAGGATAGGCTCTACACTTAGCAAACTGCCAACCGAAAAGCCAATCACGTTTACCATGTTTACAGTCTTTGCATAATTTAATAGTGTTGTCTGTCATCTTGTGAAACTCCTAACTACAGCTGAAGGATGGGGGCCATCAAGAGCAAACTTAGCTGCCTTCTTAATACGTGCCCTGATAAGCTCTTCTGCTTGTTTGTGGAACTTCACTTCATTTTCATCAAACTCAGCAATGAGCTTGTAACAGTCTTCATCATCCTTAGCTACCACTGCTTGCAATCCACCATGCTCACATGCTGGGAATGGAACCCAATAGTTAACCAGATAGATGGTCATGTGTTCAGGCTTTGGTGGCTCGCTTTCTTGTGGCTCTTGGCTTGGCTCGGCTGTCTTGTTCTTGCTGCCCTTTGGTCTTGCCATGTTCTTTCCTCTCTTCTTTCTCTTCTTGTGTCTTGATTGAATGACAAGGCTTACACAACACTTGAAGGTTTTCCTTCTCACAGAACATGTTGTTAATATATTCTTCCCATGTTGTGAAGCCTGTCTTAGTGTTAACAACAGGGAGGATATGGTCTACCTGTACATCAGCTGCTACAAACTCTTTCTTGCAACATGCACACTTGTAGTGCATAGCCAGCTTATTTGTTTTCTTATTGGTCTTCCGTCCTGCATACGCTTCTTTCAAAGCCTTGTACTTAGGTGGCCATCTACGTGTTGCTGTACGTAGAGCAGATACAACAAAGCTTCTAAACCTTGCTGGTGTCCACTCTCCACAGTTGTACGAACGTCTGGTGGAGGAGGTTTCCAAAGGCTTCAACTTCTCGTTCATCGTGGTTGGTCTCTCCCATTGTAAATTTAATTGCGTGTACCAACTCGTGAAAGAAGGTGGCTTCGATTGCTTGCTGTGTCATGTTCTCTTTTAACACAATCTCATACGTCATGGGGTTACATGTCCCCATCTCTGTAATGTCCTTGCTAAGAGAGACAGTCCACTGACAGCCTGCTAGATAAAATGTTCTGATGGCGGGAGCCACATCTGGTTTGGTGTTCTTCGTAGCCATAGTAGTTGTCCATTCTCAAGTGTTCGTTCTGCGCCCAGAGCCTCCAAGCACACTGCATACAGGCTTTCGGGGGTTGTAGCTTTTGCAAGCATCTTCTCTGCCTTCACAGGCCCCACTCCCCTGATGCCCACAATGTTGTCTGCCTTGTCGCCCATCAGTATCTGCTTGTAAAAGAACCGGAGTCCTTCCTCTTCGGATACATAATACTTTTTTTGTTTCACAAAATTGTAATGCCATCCTTGCACCTGATCAAAGTCTTTGTCTAACGAAATGATGATGGATTCATCACCAAGCTCTGTTGCACGAATAGCAATGACATCATCTGCTTCTTCGTTATCACTAATCGTAGCAGCCCATGCGGTTACTAGATAGTTACGTAAGATTTCTAGGTGTGCTGGTTTCTCAACATCTTTCCTATTGCCCTTGTAAGGAACAGTCACAGCTATCTCGTTACGAAAGTTTGTCTTCCCTGTTAGGAACACTTCCCATTCATTCAAGTCTAGCTGTGTCATTAAGACTTCTTCCAAGAAGGTAGCCATCGTTTTGATAGCCACCTTCTCTGTCTCATCCTTGCAGGCAAAGGCGATGCGATAGCACATCATGTCTCCGTCTACAAGGCCAATCATTACAAGACCACTTCTGCTTCTTCTTCTTGCACAGCAGAGGCATCAGGAGGGGCTACAAGCTCCTTAATCTTGAGGGCTGGGTACTTATCACTATGCAACAACGAAGGGGCATTGCCATGCATTGCTGTCATCTTATGTGAGTAGCTGCTAATTGTCAGCTCAGCAACAGTACCATTACCAATGGCAGAAGGAACCACCTCATTACCATTCTCATCCACTGCCTTGATAACATACTTCGTCTTAACGATGATGTATTTACCACGACCATACTTGTCATCAGCTTTCTCTTTCACCTTCACATTAAGCTCGTCCTTCAAACGTGCAACCAGTGTGTCTGACAGACCACCAATACAGATTTCGTTACGAGTCTCAGCAGGGTTGAACTCTGTGTTAGGGGTGTCCATGTGCTTAGCCCAGAAGAGTTTACCAACCAGTTTTACTTGTGTCATTTGTTTTCCTTTGTTTAGTTATGAGAGTCTTTCCTCCCTGTCAACACTACGTGTATGTTTGGTCGAGAATTACCTAAGTATTCTACTTGTTTCCAAGTGAGTCATTAGGTCTATGTGTTCAACTTGTTTATCTCGATGCTGTTACAGCTTCCAAGTTTATCGTAGAGCGACTACGAGACAATCTATTGTAACCGATTTCCACTAGCCTTGTCAAGTGCTCCACGCATAACCATGTTAGCAGCAGCACTATTAAGGATGTTTAATACTTCTTCTTCACTATCGAGGGGACTGTGTACCAATGTGATTTGGTTGCCAGTAACAAAGATATGAACCATTGAATCTGATTCATTGTAAAGCTTTTCAATTTGTTGTTCGTATGTCAATGTGTTTCCTTCCAGTTAGAGCCAACATTATATTCACCAGATACAGGGCAGAACAAACCTAGTTCCTTGCCTGCCTCTTCGATGGATTGTACAGCAAGCTTACCTACAACATCAGCATATTGTTTCTTTGTTTCAATCTGCCATTCGTCATGCACATTAGCACAGAAGCCATGCACAATCTTTTGTTTATGTAGGTGACCACTAAGAATTACCAACGCTTTCTTCATGACAATAGCACCAGCTCCTTGAAGCAGGCTGTTAAGGGCAGCATGAGAACTACGTACCCATATCTTCCTACCATCTAAGCCACGCACAAAGCCTTGGTCAGCAGCTGCATGAACACGTTTGATTAGAACACTCAGGGCTGGTGTTTGCTCAAGGAACTTAGCCTTAAGTTTTGCACCCTGCACTGAGCTACCTCCAACGATGCTACCAATCTTTGCATCTCCTGCACCATAGAGGAAGGCATAGATGAACGTCTTTGCTGCATCTCGTGTAGCAAGTCCAGCAGCTCGTTGGTTAACTGTGTGGACATCCGTACCGTCTTTGCTACTTCCATCACAAACTGTTCTGACATAGCCTTCGTCCTTCATGTAATGTGCCAGCATACGCAGCTCAAGGCCACTAGCATCAGCACCAACTAACACATTGTCTTTGTCCACAGTCCACAGCTCACGACACTCAGGGCCATACACACTACCACTGTTAGGAACCTGAGCCATGTTAGGAGAGCTGTGTGTCATACGTCCAGTGACAGCACCATTGGTGTTCACTCGTCCATGTACACGACCATCTTCTCCCACTTCCTCCAGCCAGCTAGACACCTGAGCTACACGCTTTTGTAACATCAGATATTCCAACAGAGCCTTAGCTTCTGGCAGATCAATCTTCTCTAGCACCTTCTCGTCCACAATGATGGAGCCTTTGTCTGTAGTCTTAGAGAACTTAACACCAAGTCCTTGCAACCGTTCAGCAATCTGTTGTCGAGAGCCGGGGTTGAAAGGAATGCTCTTAGTTTTCATAGGCCCAGCAACAGCATCATCAGCAAGAGAAGGCTTGAGACCAGCAGCCTTTAGCACTTGCTTAAGCTCTGTCTTTGTCTCTGCTTGGTAACTACCTAGTAACCAGTAGGCTGGCTTCTTCATCTCTTCGATGACAGGAGGGAAGATAGTTTGTAATTGATTTTCAATATCCACCATCTTACCACTAAGAGTTGCCAATAGGCCCTGAGCTTTCTGAATGTCAAGTTTAAACCCATGTTCATGTTGTTTCTGAATGACAATTGCAACGTCATGCTCAAGCTTGCGACACTCAGGAGAGAACTTGTCTTGGTCTAGCATCTTATCAATGAGTTGCTCAACCTTAACAAGAACAGCTACGTCTTGCTGGCAATACTCTTTCATGATTGGAAGATAGGGATTGTCATAGCAGTTGCCTTCTAAGCCTAGCTCTTCCCAAAGGTCTTCATAATCAATCTTCTTCTCTCCCACTCTTTCGCCCCATGCTTTCAAGCTGTGGCCTCCGTCTATATTTGGATTGTATAGACGAGACAAGATCAAGGTATCTTTCGCCTTCTTCGCTGGTATCGTCACGCCCCAACACTTCTTCAGGACTGGCCCATCGAAGCCTATCAAGTTGTGTGCGATCACTGTTTCGGAGCTTGCGATTAAGGGTGTGAGTGTATCCGGTTTTGTGTGACATACATGTCCATTGGTTTCATCGTAGGTGAAGCAACACCAAATCTTTTTATGATCTGTTGTTGTCTCAATGTCTAGATAGAGTTTCACTTTTTCTCCAGTTGTTTCTCCACGAGTGTAGCATAACCACAGATGTCATGCCAGCTATCATCGTAATAGGGATTGCCATTAACAATACGTGCCATCTTATTGCAAATCATGTCAAGGCTTTCTTGCATGTATGGTTCCATGCTATGCCAGCTCTTTGAATAACGCAGGGTTTTCTTCAGCTCTTGTGCAGCGTATGCTACATCACGATAGTCACCATAGTTATTGCCACGTTGCTCAAGGGTTTCATCAATAGTTTTGTTCATGTCTTTCTTTCGTGTAATCATTACAGGCTGCTTAGCTTGTTCTTTGTTATAAGCTTTCATCTCTTCTGTTGTGCATCTTACCATAGAACCAGCAGGTGCATTGTCTAGACGTTGACGCAAAATCATACCAAGGGTTATGTCCTTGTCCTCAATGAGGTTACCCCAATCATCTGTGTAATGGTCTTTAAGTTTCATACGAAGTCTTTCAGGTTAGGAGCCCGATAGTTAGGGCCTTTGGTTATCTTACCATAAGGAGAGAAGATTGGTTGCCCTGTCTCTTGGTCAAACTTACTCCAGTTACTACGGTTTACCTCTTCAATTGCCTCGGCTGTACGCATCTTAGCACAATGCCCAACGCCAATAGCAGTAACAACCTGATCAGCCAAGCTGTCGAGGAACGCTTCACGATCTTTGATAGAAACAATTGTCTCTCCTTGTTTCAAGCGTGTAGCCAAGAGGCTTAGCTCGTCAGCCAATGCAGCCCAGCTGTGATGAAGATCAAGAGCATCAAACATCTCAACAATCTCTTCGATGTGACAGCCTAGCTGCACCTGCATGTCAGCATCTGTTGGCTCTGGTCTTGCACGTTTGTGCCATAGTTCTACGTTACGCATTGTCAACCCTTTGGTAGTGTATCTGTGGTGGTGTGTTAATCAAATGTTTTTCTTCAGCGAGTAGGCGGCTAACCTTGTCACAAATACTTGCCATTAGATCATGTCTATGTGCATCACTATATCTTTTATGCATTACAACATCAAAAGTTATAGACACTTTGTTGTGTTCAAACATATCAAACCTTCAAGTTAATAAACAAACCAACCTGTGCAAAGGCATAGCCTACCCAAATCATACCATTGGAAAGCTCTCCCTTGCTCCATTGTAACACACCTACGATGGCATATCCAATACCTGTTGCTGCAACAATAGCTTGTTCAATCATGCTTCACCTCTTGCTCTAGTTCCTGCTCGAATTGCATCAGAGCAAGCTAA